AGGAAGGTGATGTAGAAGAAACATCACTTACCGCATGGTATAAAACCGATAGCAGCCCCAGAGGACTTGACCCTACTCATTTTGATGGGCATCCGATTGGATCGGTATGGATGTTACAGTATACCGAATCAGCAACACTGGATAGAAGTGGGAATCCCTACCTCAATATTACGGGAGCAAAGTTTGTTAGAGAGCCAGATGCTGCTGCTGATGATAAGCCTTCATCAAAGCCATCAGGTTCACCACAGAGCAGAGATAGCGTAGGTCTTAGTATAACGAGGCTTGCAGCTCTCAAGATAGCATCATGGCAGACAGTGCCACTGATGGAAGATCTTTGGGATGATAAGGATAATCCTCAAGATCTCAACCGCATAGCACAACTTACTGCCAGACTGGCAGACTACTACGTTGAGTATGCTGACACCGGGAAGGTAGAACCATCTCCAGGTGACGAGGAAAAACCTACCAATACCACTGAGGAGATGGAATTCTAATGGCAACTATAGAACATAAGATAAAAATTCCTGTAGCTTTTAATCTGTCTGAGCCTATGGTTCAGATCAATAAGAAAACCACCTATTCCAATGGTGGATCGAGGACCCACAGACAGTATGAGCTATCTCATCTCCTCGATACAGAAGGAAAGAAACCAAGGGTTGATGGTGTAACAAGCATCATAAGCAGCCAGCTTACAGCCCCCGGACTTGACTACTGGAAACAGGACTGGATCAGGCGAGGATTGACTGGTCACAAGGGTGAACTTACCTCTGGATCGATAGATGAAATCATGTCAGCATCAGATAAGGAAGCCCAAACCAGTATGGAGATAGGGAATGACCTTCACAAGATCATCTCAGGACTCCTTACAGATTCCAATCCCTACCCTTCTGTATCTGATCAGCTACGCCCGGCTGTTACAGCATTCCTAAGATGGCGTAACCAGTACTCTGACTGGAAATGCGTGGGATCAGAGGTTGGTATATACAACTACGAGCCAGCGATTGATATAGGGTATGCCGGAACTATCGATGCCGTGTTTGCTAGAGGTAGTGAACTGATGATCGTAGACTGGAAGACATCCAGTGGTCTTTATGACTCGAACTATATGCAGCTGGGAGCATATGCCTATGCCTTACAGCGTCTGGTACAGGAGTACACGGCCAACGCACCAAGCAGTAACGGTAACTCGCACAAGATCCCATTCAACAATGTAGAGGCCAGAGCAATTCGATTTGTTAATGCCTATCCATTGGACGATAACGGTAAAAAAGATAGAAGTAAAGCAAAGATTTTTGAGGATCAGGTAGAAGAGAGCGAGAGTATAGATGTATCCTTTTGGATGGATGCCTTTCTCTCCTGTTACCATCTCAGGGATGCGAGAAAATCAAAAGTAAAGACCCACTTAATATAGGAATCTCATGTCAGATCTTGAATTTAAACACGGCTTACCATGGAACGAGTTGGTATGTATCTCATGTGGTGGTGGGATAACCAACCAGCCATGTGATGACCACTGGTTCGGTGATAATCCAGACAGTAAGCACTTAGCTCAAGAGGTAGCCAAGCTAAAACGTTTGGTCACCGAACAGCAGGTGGTGATCGAGGAGCTGATGAAGAATAAGCCACCATCCTATTCCGAAAAGAATACCAAGCATATACAACAGAAGAAGCCAGTGAAATTTGTAGGGGGATATAAATGGAAGAACCAAAAATAACTCAGGTTGGAAGTGGAATCAAGATCAGGTGGAACGGATATGACCTGACTGCTGAAGTAACACGCATGAGGCCACGGAGCGATGATATAAAAGCAGAAGTTCAGTGGATGTTTCAGGGATCTGAACTCAAGAGAAGTAACGTCACTACCTCTGAGAATGGTATGGATGTATATGAAAGACGTATGAGGAAGAGGCTCGCCTTTGATGACTTCAACATCAACTTGAGCCAGGTTCTGGAAGACTTGCGTAATATCATAGTCGATGCAACCAGAAACTTTGAGGATGCCGTTAAGCTCAAGGATGTCCCGGTATCTATGGATGGAATTAGCTGGAAGATTAATAATCTCCTGATAGACGGTGGCATCACTGTTATCTATGCAGATGGAGCCAGTGGTAAATCTTATTTAAGCCTGTTCCTTGCAGTGCTATGTCAGGAGAGCTATGCAAATGATGAACACAAGCTTGTTGTTAAGCCGGGTAACTCACTCTTTATAGACTGGGAGACAGAAGCTGACAAGATAGCTCTGCGTGAGAGGAAGATCATCAATGGTCTTGGAATAGAGAACCCAAAGTCATGCCACTATCTCAGGGCCAGGCTACCTCTGCTTGATGAGATCGATAATATACAGGATCAGATAGAGGCTAATGATATAGACCTCATAGTGATCGACTCAATGGGTTATGCAATGTCAGGAGAGCTGGAAAGGCAACCGGATGTCAGCGAGTTCTTTAGAAACCTTAACCGTATTCGCAGGAATGACGGCAGGGAAATAACCAAGCTGCTGATCTCACATGTTACCAAGAAGGGTGAACTGTTTGGTTCAGCATATGTCAGGAACAGTGCGAGACTTGTCTGGGAGATTCAGAAAGATGATGCTCAGGGATTTGGAACTAACAGTATTGATATAACGCTGTTCTGCGAGAAGGTTAACGATGTCAGTGAACAACCACCACAATCGTGGCGTATTGAGTTTGAACCTGACTCCGTGAAATTCCTGCGGAAGGATACCTACGATACGGACCAGAGGGCAAAGCTCTCATACAGTAAGCTAGTCTACGAGATACTGGAACGGGAAGGTCCTATGGAAATGGAGCCACTGGTACAGAAGATAGCAAAAATTAAGAAGCTAAATAAACCTGCTGATGAGGCTGATGTAAAAGACAATGTTGCATCAGCAGTCAGTAAGCATATCCATGAACACGATACATTGGAAAGAACAGATAGCGGTCTGCTAATACTGAAGAATCCAGGTGGAGAGTCTCCGGTAGCAGTAGAAGATAAGGAGTCACCATGGGAACTATAGCAGAACTGCTGAAGAAAGCAGATGATGCCGGGATTACCCTCTCCTTTAAAGAGGGTAGGGTATTTCTTACAGGTAACAGGGAAGATCCTGTTATAGAGGAGCTGAAGAGCAATAAGGATATGATTCTGCGACACCTTGAAAAGGTGGAATACCTTGTCAACAAACTGGTTGTGGGTAAGAAGTGGTTAACAAAAGAACACCGTACCCTGTGGGTGTCTGGAGATATCTTGGATGAGAAGAAGTGGAATCGGGTTATCGAACATATGCACTGGTGGGCTACCCTTGAAGAGGATTTAAGGGCTGAAGGATTTGAAGGATGCCCGGTGGGTGAATGTGAATCAACAGTAATACAGCCAGTACGCTGTAGTTACTGTGCTGAGACTGTTAAGCAAGAAGCTAGATGGGATGATCTTCATAGATCACTGGAAGAACTAAAGGACAAGTAGCATGGCAAAGCTAAGAGCTGAAGACCTGGAAGACGGAGATACTATTACCGCTGCACAGTTCCGTAAACTGGTAGGTGCTGATGAAGGTTTGGGAGATACCCCAACACCATTATCAGCTACCAGTATAGTAGAACTATATACTAAACCTGTAAAACGTAACCGCCCAGAGCAGACTTTCCAAAGAGAGGTACAGGAATTTGCAAGGGCAAATGAGTGGATAGACTGGCATCAATTAAAAAGTAAGGGTACCAGGGCAGGGTTTCCTGACTTGGTATTACTGCGAGAGCCTGACTGTCTATGGATAGAACTGAAAGCTCCCAATGGTAAGGTTACTACCGCTCAAAAAGAGATGCACGATATGCTACGTGCATGTGGACAAACAATTTACGTATGGAAACCAGAAGACTGGGATGAAATAGTAGAAGTACTTAAGCCGAATACTAAGGAGGAATAAATGTGGATACATGTACCAGAAACGTACTCTCCATCTGTAGCGGATACGGAGGAATTGAACTTGGACTTGAAATGGTTGAGCGAACTCGCACAGTCTGTTACGTGGAAAACGAAATCGGTGCAGCCTCGATCCTTGCAGCACGTATGGAAGACAACACCCTCGATTCGGCACCTATCTGGTCTGACCTGCGATCCTTTGACCCAGAGCCGTGGCGTGGCAAAGTGGATATCATCGCTGGAGGATTCCCATGTCAGCCCCATTCAGTCGCTGGCAGCCAAAGAGGAGAAGACGATCCAAGGGAACTCTCAGGAGAAGTCCTCAGAATTGCAGCCGGACTCGGATACCCAACTCTCTTTCTCGAAAATGTTCCCGGAATCCTCAGATTCTACTGGGACAACATACGACCCGAATTACGAAAGATGGGCTATGAGGTTAAGGAAGGACTCTTCACAGCGGCAGAAACTGGGGCACCACATAAGAGGGAGAGACTTTTCATCTTGGCCTACACCGAGAGTGAGCGACACGGAAGGGGGGATAGCCCCCAATGTGGAGATGAACAACGGTTCATTCAGTCGGAAGAATCAGGAGGGAGTGAGATGGGGAGTGAAGCTGAAGGATGCGACAGCAAACTGGCCGACACCCAATGCATCGGAACACAAGTACAGACTCAAGGGGGACAGTCAGCAGAGCAACGGGTTAACAGCAACAGCGAGGAAGTCTACCATAAATTCTATCCCCCAGGACCTAATGAATATGAAGAATGGACACGACTGCTCACCGTCATGCCGGAGGTTAAACCCGCTTTTTGCAGAGATGCTGATGGGGCTTCCATTGGGATGGACAAACGACTCCGAGCCATTGGAAATGGAGTTGTTCCAGCAGTGGCAGCGTATGCTTGGACATATCTTAATAGAAAGAATGAGCTATGAATCCTAGAAGAGTTAGAATGACACCTAAAATACCGTGGCCTAAGAAAACCATGAATAAAATGAGTGACTGTGAACTGGGATATTACCGGGAACAGGTCAGTTACCAGGCAGACATACTGCTGTTCAGGCTGTCCTCTATTATTAAGGAGACTGTCTCAAGGGGATTACCTCCAACCGGGGCAATCGGAGAATGCAACTGCAAGCTGCATAAAACAAATGAGTATCACAGACCTGACAAAGAAACTGGTGTACCACATGGCCAGTGCTGGTCAAAATGTACCGGGAATGACAGGTCAAGAACCAGTCAGGTTGGCCTTGACAGGGGGGAGATGAGCCTTGGGGGAACCAACACCCCCACTCAACCTTGATAGAAAGAAGGTATCGTTTTCTATCAGGTTGCCTGACAACCCCGACTGCCATTGAACAATAATACAGATTAACTACATATCAATCAATAAGGAGGTTCTTATGGGAACGACTAATGAACTCGCAGGATCAGAATATATAGAAGACCAAGGCGGTTACTTGGATAATAATCTAAAACTCGTTTGCTACTCTACCAAGGGTGGGAAGGAGAGGAAGCCAGCACGTAACGGATGGCAATCAGAAAATCCGTACCGTATGTACTGGGAAGATGTTCCACAAAAACTTTATACAACTGAAGAGCGTGTACGTGGTTCTTATGGTGCGAGTAATCCTGCCTGGCTTAAACGACATTTGATATGGCAAGGATGTGGCAGAGCAGTAGCTTTTGGGAGGATTGCCGATCATGTAAATTCAGAACATGTAGGTCGGTATAGTGGATATGCGACATTTATAAGATGCAGTAATAAAGCTGATGGTACTGGGTTCTGTAAGGTACACATAGCTTCTGCAATTAAAGACGGCAAAGTTAAACATACCACTAGGTTCTTTTTGTCTATGAAAAAGATGTTTAATCAAATACTAAGGAGGTGAACCATGAAGAAACACAAGCACCGTTGGATACTGGAAACACCCAACGGGCCACTGGCCAAAGCCAGGTGCAGTGGGTGTAAGGCAGTCAGCCAGTTTCCCAATAGCGATATCAGGACTAGCTGGGATAACTACCAGAAGAACCTGGAATTAAAAAAAATATATAAGGAGATGAGAAATGTTGAACAGGATTAAGAAGTACTTCAGTAAAGATCCGGTACCTGCCATAGATGAAAAGAGGATTACCAAACTTGAAAACCGAACTGAACTGTTTGGAAACCAGAGTAGGGTTGACCACATCCAGATACTTGAAAAACTAAATTCACTTGAGGCTGCGATAAAAGTTATAGAGGGTATACAGACAACAGAAGCAAGGCTCTCTAAGAAGAGAGCTGGTACGATACGAGAAGTTTTAGATAATCTTGGGTCCGGGCAAGAACAAATAGCCCTCATGGTCAGAATGGAAGAGAGGAAGAAGATCCAGAAGAAGAAGAAGAAAGGTTCATCCTCTAACCTGCCTGCCAGTTCAGATAGTTGGTATGTGCCTGACAGGCCTCCTGCACTAGCACTGATAGAGCAGTTTAAGAACGTAGAGAAGGCTACGGAACCTGCAAATAGAACTGGTAATCAAGTTGCCGACAAAATCGAAAGGTTCCTTGCTTCTTCACCTGAAGGTCTTAGTAAGAATCAATTCCACAAGCTGTTTAGTAATCATCTAAAGGCAAAAGAATTACAACGTGCGATCAGTGAACTGGAGGAACTGGATAGGGTGGAGGTTCTCACCGTAGAAACAGCAGGTCGGCAGAAGAAGGTAATTCGGTTGAAAGGTGTTAATCCTTCTGCCGATGACCCGGTTTATCTACAAAAGCAGTTAAAGAACGTAGAGAAAAAAATCTCCAGGAGACAGTTTTCAGCTCCTATAAAGCCTGCTAAACCAGATGATGTCATTGGGGACAATGTTGAAACAGAGGATCGATTGCTAAAGATTGAAGATGTTATGGCCACACTGAAGGTGGGGCGATCTACTATATACAAACTAATTAGCAGCGGTGAACTCCCCGGTGTAAAGGTGGGAACTTCCAGAAGAATACTGCTCAAAGACCTGAACAATTATATAGAAAATCTTTAGGAGATGAGAAATGTTGAATAGGATTAACCATTCTGCCTTTGAACTGGCTTTCGCTTTTGAACCCGATACATATACTTCATCAGGAAATATTTGGAGGATACGCTGCCCTAGTCCAGAACATGGTAAACCCCTAGAGGATCGAGACATCGGCAATTGTGTAGTTGGAGATGGGGGGAAAAGAGGTGATGGGCTTTGGGCTTATTGCCATAGTAACGGAGATTGCACAACTAAAGGAATTCTTTCTGCTTTATACGAGCACAAAGAATGGTTCAATGACTTTACCCGTGATATTAAATCCAGCCTTTACAGCCTTCAGGATGGAGAATGTTCAGGGTGTTTCAACCCTTTTGAGTTAGATCTCCTTCAGGTCGATCACATAATACCTAAAACTAAAGGCGGGAAAAGCCATCCATACAATTACACCTTGCTTTGTGAAAATTGTAACAGTGTAAAAAGTAACACTATGTCACTTGAAGAATTAAGAAATAAGATCAGCTAAGGATAGAGCCTGCATGAATACAATACTTAAATCGAAAGGAGTCAGCTATGGGCTATAGTTTTCTCGAGAGGGGAGGCAAACCTATCATACCGGAGCAAGGATATACGGGTGACGAGGAATGGACTCCATCGAGTCCTCTTGAAGTCAACATTACCAAAGAGTATACCATCTATACAAAGGGTATTGTGACAGTAGAATATAGAGTGGAAATTGAATTCTCTTGCTTAATTCATGACCTTGAGTCAGGAACTGGACAGGACTTTACCAAAATGGACGAGCTCATCAAGGACGCAGGTAATCAAACTATTAAACCACCTGCTGCAGAATACTTGGCTCTATGGCTATGGGACCGAATAAAGTACATGAAAGTTGCTATACAAAAAGGGTCCTTTGATGAGTTTAAATTGCAAAGAATCACAGTCGAGGACCCGGATACGGTGAGCAATCAAGGCAACTGTAATGTGACAATAAGGGATCGACCTCGTCCAATAGGTGGATATATTAGATATTGCAGACTGAGTTAGCTATAACAGCACAGCAGAAGACTAGGCTTTAGACTAGCTAAGGATAGAACTGATTACTCCTGCGATTGTCCCTCCCAGTATGAGGAGGGATATCGCAGTGAGCCACTTCTGACTTGTCTCCAGCTTAACAAGCCTCTGCTCGATATGGGGAAGTGCATTGGTATCCAGTTCTTTCATACGCTGCAGGATCAGATGCACATCAAGCTCTAACTTGTTGGACATGTCTCTATGTAGCAGTAATTACACTGGTCTTAGAGTTGCAATCAATGCATAGACCATAGAGTCTAGTCTGCGTTCCCTTGCTGTTGGTTGTTTCAAGTTTCTCTGTCTTCTTAGACATTGTCTTGGCCTTACATTTCACACAGTATGCTTCATGTGTCCTGCTAAATAGTTTTCCTACCCAGTTAAATAATTTCATCTCATCTCCTTATGCGTCACTCTGAAGTACGTCCTTGGCAAGAGCTATTATTCCTGCTATCCCACCTACTGAGATCTCGTTCATCCCGGCTCTCATTGCAAGTATGCTTATAATACCCAGCAGCAGCAGGGCTAGAAATATCTGAGGTCTTACCTTGCCGAGAAAGTTTTGCATACTGATGTTCCTTTGTCCAGCTCCATGTTCCAGTGTAAGCACAGAGTTTACACGTACTCACAGCTATAAATCAAGCTCTCCTGCGTGCCACAATAGCAAGTAAAACCACGAGGATTGCCGTACAGCCAATTATTTTAGTCTTCTTACTCATTACTATGGAACCTGTGTTATAGCTACCTCAACATTTTCTTCATTGACGAACACTTTGAATATTGTACTCGTTGCTACAGTGAAGTCCTTGGTCGAAAAATCGGTGTCCCGCCCAAACTCACTGAGTTCTATAGTCAGTGTCCCTGCCTTGACCCTGTTGACAAGACACGGACCACCCTTGGTCCATATATTACTTAGTGTTAGCTTATCTACCTTCCCGTTGACCGAAGAGTTAGGTGCTTCAATTTTTATCTGGTCGTAGTAGCCGCCTTTCGTTATCATCGAGTCTGCCCTGTTTCCGCCTGAAATGGCACGTCTGCGTGGAACCCCAGGTGAAGGACTGAGTGACTGCCCACTGCTGGAATTTCCAATGATCCTCAGAATATTCGCTTCACTGTTCTGTATAATGAACTGATCACAACGCCATCTATCGATGGTTAAACTCCCAACTTCAAGATATGTAGCTGAAGAGGTTGATCCTCCAATCATAACTGGATGCGATTCTCCTGACGGTAGTGTAGACCCAGAATATGCCGTTCCTACCGTTACATCGGATATTGAAATCTCTCCAACTGGAGTAGTACCAAGCTGTATCTTGAGGGTGTTGTCTTTATCACTGTACGTTACGGGGAAATCTGAAGGGGCAGTATAGATCCCGTGATCTCCTGCACTAAAGCTGGGTTCTGATAGTATAGTCTCATTGACTACTACACCTGTACCCACTGTTGATCCTGCAAAGAGCAGACCTGCTGCCATCTGGGGAGAAAAGCCCATCATCCTGAGAAAACTGTAAGGGCTTTTAAGTATGTTAAATGTGGTACGCCACTTCTGGCTCTCACTCTGTAGGTATTCTACCTTGGCAAGTAACCAGTTTCTCCATACAGTTACACGCCTGTACATTCTCATCGGAGTTCTGATAACAGCCATCGGTGTGGCAATGATGCCCCTGATGACTACCATGAATCCCCTGCCTATAGCTCTGGCTAACCATCGAACACCCTTATAGAGCATCCTGAATGGGTAGAAAAGAATAAAGAATAGTAGCCTTATGGTGTACACCATAACATAAGGGATTGCTCTCAGCTTGTTTCTCATAATACCCTCTAGCTTTCCAATGCTGTGACTTTCGTTTCAAGTGTTTCAATCCTAGCCATAGCTTCTTGTAAGGCTTTGGTAGCCTTCATAAAGAGAATAGAATATTTGATTCCTTTGACCGTTGCTCCTGCAACTTTGAAATCATCGTGTACCAACCCATCAGTCTCTGCATCAGCAGCATACTCTTTGACTAGGTTTGGTGAGGTTGTTTCTAGCTCTTGAGCAATTAAACCCATATGCACTGGTGCAGACCCTTCTCCATATTTGGCAACATCATCTTTCTTCTTGAAGTTCTTAAACACTAAAGCCTTTATATCAGTCCACTGACTATTCGCATTTACAATATTCTGTTTGATTCTTGAATCAGATAAAGCTGAGAACGTCCCATCATGATTCTGTACATCACCATCAGAAAATATTTTCAGCCTGTGGGTTGGACCAGAATCAGTACATTGCAAGAACAAATTTGTATTATCGTCCGAGGCATCATTAGTATGTCTTATCCTTAAACCATAGGCATCAGCATTAGTATTATCCAAAGATGCGAGCCAATCGCCAGCTTTGTCGACGCTTACGTGCAGAGGATAGCCTGGGTCAGTTCCTACACCTAATTCACCGTCGAATATTAAGTTGGCTTCACCGTTTAAAGCCGTAGAAGAACTAAATGTAGCAATTCTATTATCAGCACCATTAGCCACCGCTGAAACCGCACCACTTCCACCACTTGCATCTTCCCATGATATATCCGTGCCGTCATGTGTTAATACTTGGTCTGCATCTCCCACTGCCAGTGCAGCAGGGTCTCCGCTTGCATCTCCATATATGATCTTGCCTCTGGCAAGCCCTGCCATCTTTGCCAGTGTTACCTGATTGTCTGCAATGTGTGCAGTGTCTATAGAACCGTTAGCATAATGCTCACTGTCTATTTGGTCATCTGCGATATGTGCATTGTCTATTGATCCATCCGTGTAGTGTTCACTGTTGATAGCATCGTCAGCTATCTTTGCACCAGTTACTGCATCAGCAGCAAGGTGTGCAGTATCTATTGATCCGTCTGTATAATGCTCAGAATCAATCGCATCATCTGCAATCTTAGCCCCGGTGATAGCGTCAGCAGCTATGTAGCCACTCGCTATAGCAGTGCCGTTCCAAGTACCAGCAGCGATAGTTCCTGAGTTAGCTATTCCTGCTGAGAATGTAGTGGCTTTCGCTACAGTAATAGCTTCAGAACTATTCGTCGTAACAAATGTTATATAGGCATTATTAGCTTCTTCTATAATAAGTGCACTAGCTTGGTTGTCCGGTATCTTGATAGAGTTCTCGCCAGCATTGGTGAACTGCAATGCTCCGTCAGCTCCACCAGACAGGGTCAAGTCTCCAGATATATCTGCTGTACCATCTATATCCAGATTAGCTGCTAGTTGTAATCCTGTTGAGTCAGTAATAACACCATCAGTTATTACAGTATCCCCTATAGTGAAGTCTGTTGAAGCGTCTATTGTTGTGCCTACTATAGCTGTAAATGTCCCGGCAGCAGCACTATTTGCACCAATAACCGTACCGTCAATAGCACCACCATCTATGTTCACAGCATCAAGAGCAGCACTCTCTATGAAGTTTGCCCTTGTCATCTTTCTTAACGTCCCACCAGCACCATCATCTATGACAACAAGGTCTGCATCAGCAATAGTAGTTGATGCAGTCATATTCTGTATGTCTAATGTTATGACACCACTGGAATCAGATAGTCCTGTACTGGTTACCGTACCTGCGTTAACACCAGCCAGATAAGTGGTTAGAGTATCTAAGCCAACTTTCTTAACCGTACCACCATCAGAATATAGAAGCTCATCAGCAGCAGCCAGACCAGACGATATCTCTGTCTGACTGGATATAACTGTATTGTCCAGGGTAAATGCACCATTGTTAGCGAGGTCTATCACCCCACTTGGAACAACGGGATTGTAATTAGTACCATCAGCTACCAGTATCGCAGTAGATGTATTGGTTCCCATAGTGAGGTCATCACCAGATATGGTTAAGTCCCCACCAACTGTAAGATTACCACCAAGTGCAACAACTGACGCTGCTGCATTAGCTCCGTTTGTAATCGTTACATAGTCTATGATCGTAGCAGCAACAGCCTTGTCAGACCCTATGGTAAGAGTATCGGAAGTAGTTGCCTGTATCCTCCATGCGTCACCAGCATCATCTGCCCTGTCTGCAAATAAGTACAGGGGAGCTGCTGCTGAAGCAACACCTCTGATTTTCAGGTATGAAGTATCCACACCCTTTAAGGCTATCTCATCAGCCCACATCATCTTGCGGATACTGGAGCCTGATGTCTGCTTTACATCATACGTGGTATCAAGGCTTGTTTCTGTAAATGTCCAGAATCCGCTACTGTTAGTGGTAGTGCTGTCTTCCTGAGTGGTTGTGCCTGTCTCAAGAATAGCTACCGTAGCCCCGTTTACCGGATCACCGTCATCCTGAAATATAGATCCACTTACGTTAATATCAGTTATTGCCATTATTTACTCCCACGCATGTTCCCTGAACTGTAATGCCTCTCCGATTACCCAGTCCGGGTCCTGTATTAGCTTATCATGGTCCAGTAATATCATCATAATACCCTGACCTGCAAGCTGGCTCTTGGCCATTATATCAGTACCCCTTGTCTCTATCCCCCTTGGGTGAGTAGAAAGACTTTCTTTAATATGTAGTGCAAGTCCTCTTGGGTTGTTGAATACAAAGTCTGCTTCTATATCCAGACCAAGCCTGCGACCCTGGGTTCTGGGGATAAACGAAAAATCCCTGTGAGGTTCCTTGCCGTGACGTGTTATAGCTTCATACGCCACGTATGAGGCAGGACTACCCTGCCATCCCTGTGGTGTATCCTGCTTGGTAGTCATCTGTCATCCCTCCAGTACCACGGCCCAGCATACCTTGTCACCATTGGTAGCTACATCCACGTAGATACTGCTGAACTCCACTGACCCACCGTATTTTCTGTAGTCGAGCTCTATCTCGTTGCCTGCTGACAGCTCGTATCCGTTGGTAGCAGAGATATCACTATCACCCAGATAAGCAATACCTGAATTAGCTGCCAGAGCTTTAGCCTTGATCCACAGCACACGATGAGCAGTATTGGATATCTGCTGTTCTGAACCAGCCGTACTGACTGTAGTTGTGCCAAATTTATGTATCATGGTTCCACCAGATTAATAGTGCTTATTCCCCTCTCGTCTGTACCTGTATACTCCATCCCGGTGGCTGATGCCACATCGACATGGTAGTTCCGGGTACCCCCACTGTCATCTCTGAATGTAAATTCTACAAGGGTAGTAGACTCTATGGCTGACAGTAATGCAGCCCTTAGATCCTTTGGAGACTTGCCCTTATACTCTTTATTGATATCTACCTGTACCTGATGACCCCACTTTGAGGGCAGCTTCTTACGCCATTCCAGCGTAGTGCTTACCACGTCAGGAGTCAGCTTGGTATAGTTAACCGTGCCTGTGTTGGTGGTTCTGGCAAGTGACAGCTTGAACTTTATAGCCCTGAATGCAGTACCTGCTGATGATCCAAATGTATAGCTTGTAATACCATCACTCGTAATTGTTCCAAGAGAGGTGTAACTCTCTGCATAATCGGTAGCATACTCAACTGCCACCGTCTCTGTTGACGATGCGTCCTGTACCTCTACCCTTAGCTTTAATGCCAGCTTGTCTACCTCTGCCTGACCTGCATTAAACCATGGTGTCTCATGTACACCTGATGCAGCGAACTCAAAATCACTCACGAATGAGGGATTTATGATGTCGCTGGGTATCTTCATAAACTTTATCTCACCGTTAAATCCCCACCACATACGGTACTCATCATACGCATCACTTACGGTAAGTGACTGTAAACTTCTGCCTGCACTGGATGCTGTCCACTTGGCCTCCCATCCCATATCATCATATCCAAGGATCGTGGAGTATCCCGTGTCATCATCTATAACCATCGATCCGTGGTGGCTCTGCCACTGGTACGGTATTGAGTCACCGGATGTAATATTAGGTGCAGTTGATGCGTCAAGCCCTGCAAACAGCTCGTTATGAGAGCCTGTCATAAACTTGATAGTTCCCCTCTGGTTGGTGGGAACACCGTCATCCCTGTCTGGTCCTGTTACGGCCAGAACAGCACCTCCAGCCTGGTTAATATACTTGTAAACACCCAGTCCTGCTGGCATATATATACTGTCACGCCACCTGATAGTACCTTTACCTGCATGTGGGTGGTTTGGAATAGTCAGCTCTGTCTGGATAAACTTTGAGTTAGCCGAATCATGGGCAAACAGACCCTTCTTTGTAGAAGCGTATAGTATAGGCTCTCCTCCTGCATCACGGGCTACGAAAAGCCCTGTTACAGACCCGGCAGGAAGGGGCAGCTTGGCATCATTTACTTCTGTGCCTGCAACTATGGAGTACCATAGCTGTCCTGCATAGCTGATGCCCCACAGCCTGTCATCCCATGCAGCAACATACTGGCTGTCTGTAGCATCTTCTGTCCATGTTGATCCATCAAACCTTGTGTATCCAGACCCGTTGGCATCATAGTGTGCAAATATTAGAAATGTCTCTCCTGCCAGAGTTCTCCATGTTACCGTATCAGTAACCTGATCGCTTGGAGTAGCGAGTGCAGAACCCCAGACATCAGAGGCATTGTTGTACTTATATATCTTGGCTGCTTCAGAGGTGGAACCGTTCCATGCTACATATATCTCACTGGCAAGCTCGCCTATTGCCCCTATAGAGGGGTCTGTAAGGCTCGTAGAGGTCTTATTTGCATTGGCATCATTGTCCAGCCCCGGAAGTATTAAATGATTCTTGTACCGTAACTGGCAGGTAGACCACCATGCACGGTTCACATCACCCCCGGTCTCCATACGGTTTATACCAATACCACCACGCCAGTCAGACCATGCAATAACAGATGTTCTGGCCTGAGAGTCCTTGGTCGTATCGCCTATGACAACCTTGGCCGGGTAGATAGATGACAGTACGCTCTGAACAGGTCTTGCTATAGGGTAATATACCCCATTCAGGCTAATCTCATTTGGAGCCTCAACCTTTGCTGCCATTTATTCCACCAGACGTACATTAGTCAGTAGCGGAAAAGCCCTCCGTGCAGAGGAAGAAAGTCCCATCCAGAATCCTGCCATATTATTCTTGTTGTCGGGATCTGTCTGGGGACCTCCTGATGCCGATGCAAATGCAAGGGCTGTCGCACGGGCTATTATGTACTGCTCGTCTATCTCAGATGTATCTGAATCAGATGTAAGCAGGGCTGGCTTGTCACCACCTACTAACTTTAAAAGATTATATCGTGCTACGCCATGGGCATAGTCATCTAAGACTATGTCCTTGGCTTCCTTGTCTATTTTCCACAGGTTTCTGGGCATCTTTACCCACTGTGCAGAATCATTACTTACTGCGGATATGTCATCAAGCCATACGGTACATGCTCCCAGATCTGAATCAAGCTCCAGACCCACGGATATGATGGCACTGCACAGCTCAGGATTGTCTATCTTGTCCCTTACAAATGTCCATGTATCAGCACTAAGTGCAGGTATTGATACGGACTCGACAGGAGATGCACAGTTGGCAGTATCATCAAGATGAACCTTTAAGTTCCCGGCAGACGTAGCTACCGTGGACTTAACCCAGAACTCAACATAGTCATACCCTGATATGTCCTTGCTTGTTATGGAGTCGGTTGCCAGATCACCTGCTGAAGCACCTGCTGCAATGGTGAACCTGCATGACTGCGTACCCTGCTTCTTGTCCTTTGTATCCAGTGCTACTGTAAAATCACTGTCTACAGATTCATCAAAGACTGATGCACAGGCATGTAGCCGTGTGAAGTCAACCTTGTCCCTGTAATAAACATCCTGGATCATCGAAATACCTGACGGTATATCAAGCCTTAGTGACTTGCCGTCAGTATGAAGATCCAGCTTTTCTACGGGATCATAAGCATGTCCTGTAGCATCTATGATTGCCTGATTTATAAACTCGCCTACACGGGCCGGGGAGTATATATCATCCCATAACTCATACGTGTCGCTTGTAGCGGAACTTGCGTCTACAGCAGGAGACAGTGTTAGTGTTGTACTGCTGGACGTGTAGTCAGATACACGGGTGGTCTGTCCGCTGTTACCACTCGCATCATTAAATATTACCCACTTGCCATTATGGTTGTCATCAGCACCAATTAAGGTGTTATCCACAATGGTTGTTGTACTTCCATTGCCACTGGCAGAGGATACATATACAGCCCCAAGGTTATATCCTACAGACTGCCGTAGCTGTGCCCTTGTGCGACCCTGCACTATAGCCATAGCTACCTCTCACTAATATTTTTTCTTGCTTGCCATCTTTTTGCCAGTCTTCTTGGCATACTTCTTGGCAGCAGCTTTACCCTTACTTGAGTACGGAAATTTTTTCTTCCCTACTTTTGGCATTATCTTCACCTGTATCGTCTGATTTACCCTCAAGTTCCTCTATCTTACCATCTTTTTCAGATACTATACGAGACAGTGTAGTTACCTGGAGTTCAAGGTTAGTTATAGTATTAACCTTTAGTCTCAGTAATGTAGCTAAATCCTGCTCAGATATCTTTACTTCATTATCACTGACCATCTCATCTCCTTATCTTAAACCTTTATAGTTGATTTTATTATTAGAACTATCCTTACGTCTATCCCTCTTGACACGAATATCATTAAGGATCTTACCTATTTCCTTCCTCTGGGCACGGGTGGGAGCAGGCTTGTTATGCTTTAGCCGAACATCAATCAGCCAGCTTTCAAACGCATTGCCTACCATCTCTTCTACCTGTGCCTTTGAAGTATCCCTGTCTACCAGTACCCTGAAGTTATGCTTCCGGTTTGTAACCTCGTCATGAACCTTGAACCGGTACTCGTAGATAGTCTCTGCTGTTTCAGCATTATAGCCCACAGGGGATACCCCTGTATGGGTAACCCCCTGTGGAGTCCATAACTCAGCTACTTCTGGTGAAGGAATAGCTACCATTTATGCCCTGATATTTAACATACACCACTGGTTATCTGAATCAACCGCTGGTATACCCATGGCAACACCGATATTAGTTAAGTCTGATTCATCTGAATAGTCAGTTCGTTCTGCTTCTCCAGATTCTCCAGAGGCTTGAGATACTGCTATCCCATCGCCAACAATACCTACCTGTGCTCCCAGTCTTACAGAAGCTGGCCCTGATGTCTGTATCCAGCAGAAGTAATCTGCTGTTACGGGCATACAGGTTACGCCAATAACTCCAGTAGTCATGGTGCCGTCACCGTCAATAATCTTTATGTCCTTGTAAGGACTGTACATAAGCCCAAAAAGTGAGCTTGTAGTCAATGCAGTTGCAACACCATCTTCATCATCAATGGTTATAGAAAGACCTGTTGCACTGGATACAGCCGTGTTGGACTTAACCTTGTAGGTTTCACCCTGACCCGGACCATCGTTAAAGTAAACGTATCCGTCCTTGTACTGGTCTTTTGTTACCGTTAGAGATGTACCACTTGTGAACGAGGTTGCCCCTGCTGAAGTAGCAGTAGCTGCCAAGTCCATATCGTGTGCTCCAACAGCAGCTATGCCATCTACCAGGTAACCACCATGATCGATAGCGGTGCCACTGTTCTCTGCATAGTAGAATACTCTACCGTCAGATGTAACACCCCTGGTGCCAAGTTTATGCTTCTGGCTAGAAGTCTCGTCTTTTTCCATTCCCTGTTTCAGTTGTACTGTCGTAGGAAAAGCCATATTAAAACCTCCTTTAAGGTTCTATAACAGGTTCTAAGCCCTGCGATCAGTCGATATTATTTTCCCACATAGCCTCGTCTGATCTTTACAGCTATGCTTCGCTTGTATGCGTCTTCCCGTGAACACGCAGTTTTGATATAGCACCTGCCTTAGTTAGTGCAGATACACTCTCTCCGCAGTCCTGACATATTACTGACTCCTCCTCGACTTCACCGTCTTTGGATTCAGTCTTCACTTCTGCCTGAGCATTGTATATCGCACACCATCTGCACTCACAATTATCAGCAGGAGGATATGGCAACATACCCAGCCTTGCCTTTGTAAGTACATAGTCAGGACTGCCGGGAAGGTTTTCGACCTTTGACCCGGCAGGCTTGACTACATCACCCTGTTCGTTGAGTTTAGGAGCATGAAGATACAGGGTAGTTTTGGGTTGCCATTCATCGACATATTCCCAAGCATATCCCTGCCCCACAAGCTCTTTACGGAGATCTGTACGCTCCTTGGTTGTCAACGCCATTGTTATACCTTCCTTCTATTAGCTGGTTGCAGGAGTGCCTGCATCAAGTGTAAGAGCTGCACCCTTGGAATCATCAAGCTCAAAGACTCCGTAATCGGAAGTCATTACAAGCTCTGTGGCTCTGAGTGAAGCATCTCTCTGACGCTCTGTTCTTGTCTCTACTGACTTAAGCACTGCAAGAGCAGACTTGTCAGCAATAACACCAACTGCATCATCACTGCTGTCGATAGTTATATTTCCATCTTCAAATATTGGAACTCCGTTAAGAGGTCTTAGACCACTAAAGAAGTCTCCAAGCAGGTCCTCTGTCCATCCCTTTGGAACAGGATAGGTAGTAGATGCCGTTACTGCTGTATTGGCAACATCCCATACTGCGAATGGATGGTGGTTTATGTAAACCTGTGAACCGAACCTATTACCCTTTGCATATGCTACTACAGCAGATACGTTTGCCAGACTCATTGTCCTGGCAGCAGCTCCGAGTTCTGTTGAGAACCCTGAGTAAAGAGCTGTAACATCGGTGTCCTTCTTTCGTGCCATACCGTCACCAAGCTGTCTGCCGACAATGCTCATAACATTCTCAGAAGATTGCCTGACTAACTTATCGGTAAGGATTATCTTGGCTCCAACTTCGGATGCCGTAAGGTCAACCGTAGTCATTCCAATCTCTTCCTCATCAATAATATCCTGACCGTCTACAAGATCCGTCATACTCATCTGTCCCACTTTAGGAACTGTCACCTGCTTTGACCCCTTGGGTAAAGTAAATGTCTCAATCAATGCCATCGCAGGAGCGTTATGCTCCTCCGTGTATCGACTGGATGCGATGATAATTTTCTGTGCATTCTCTAAATTACCTGTTGTCGCTGTCTGTGCCATGTTAAGCCTCCTTTGCTTTTTATCCTAGCCCAGTTGCTCTCCTAGCTGCGGATACAGCATTAGGAGACCTATCGCCTGCATTATACCTGTCAAGCCAGCCTGCGTCATTAGAAGCAACACTTGGCTCCCCCTGGGAGTTGTCGAATTGCTGTGACGGAACCTGTGCCTGTCTTAATCTTGAGAGTTCATCATCACGCTCCCGGTCTATAGCAAGTTTCTTTGCTGCACTCTCCATAGACTGGGGATCTTCATGTTTTCTAAGTTCGGCCAGATCATCTATGCCAAGCTTATATTTCTTGACCAGATGCTCAGAAGCAAGTGTCTTGCCCTGTAAGTGTTGACCGTATGCATCAGCCTGTTGCATAAGTACCTGTTGCTGTTGCTGGGTCTGCATATATTGTTCAGCAGCTTGCTGTGCATGTTCAGGAAGGAATCCCTGATTCTCAAGTTGCTGTCTGTAAGAATCTGT